CAGACATAACAATTAGTTCAAGCACCAATGGATTATCGGCAGGTCCTATAACACAGGATAATGCTACTGTTACTGTTAATGGTTATTGGAGTATTGTATGACAAGTCAATTAAATGTAGATGATATAAGACCAAAGGCAGGAAGTGGCTCTATATCTTTAGCTTTTTATGCAGAACTTGCTAGTCAATATACAATAACAGCAAATAGTTATATTCAAAATACTGGATTAACACAAAGTGAAATAGACACTCATAGTGCTTTTGCTTCATCAAAATTTACTGTTCCAACAGGTTATGCAGGGTTATATATGCTTTACTATGTAGCACACATAGATTTTGATGGAATAGGAGATGATGGTAAAACTGCTAGGTCTGCTATTTATAAAAATGGAACTGCAATAGCAAATGTAGATATAACAGACAATTCAGAAGCAGACCAACTTTCTACAAGTGTTGCAGTTTCAACAATAGCCAATTTATCTGTAGGAGATGAAATAACATTTTATAACAGAGCATCAGATGCAAGTGGTTCAGACCCTACAGTTCAAGCATTTGCAGGTGGGTATACTCTTTGTTATGGATATAGGATTGTGTAAGGATTTATAATGGCAAGTCAATTAAAAGTAGATACAATAACAGGTGTAACCACAGCAGGTAGTGTGGCAGTTACAGGTGAGGGAAACTCAACGACAACCAATCTCCAACAAGGTTTAGCAAAAGTTTGGTGTTCAGCAACTATAGCAACTAATACACACACAATCCAAGATAGTCTTAATGTAACATCTTTAACTGATGGTGGAGCTGGTATTACTTCTGTAGTTATTACTAACGATATGAACAATGACGATTATTCTGTATCGGCTTGTTTAGGTATAAGTGGTTCTAGATTATTTGCAAGTTTAAATGCAAATTCAGACATTGCCACAGGTAGTTACAAAATGAATAGCATAAATTATGCAGGTGGGTTTGAAGATTATGATAATTTTGGAAGTTCAATACATGGAGATTTGGCATAATGGCAAGTATATTAAGAGTAGACACATTAACAGATGCAAGTAGTAATAACTCTACTGCTATGAGTACAATTCA